CGCGCAGGTCGAGGAGCTTCGCCTCCGCCACCCGCAGGGCGCCGGCCCGGTCCTCTTCCTTGCGTCGCGCGAGGGTGACCTTCTCGGAGGACTTCACGACGGCGGACTGGGCGGACTCCACCGACTTCTTCAGCGCCGCTGTGGACGCGGACGCCTGCTGGGCCATCGGGGCACCGAACGCCTTGCCGGCTTCCTTGCCGGTTCGGGCGGCGACCTTGGAGACGCCGGCGAACTGCTTCTTCACCTCGGGCGCACCTGGGATGCCTCGACGACGAGCGACACGTACGCGGTGGCGAGGTTCACTCCGTTCTTCGATGCCATGAGGTGGCTCCTCTCAGAGTCGTTCGCCCGTGGGTGACCACCCGAGAAGGGCAGCCATGTCGTCGGTGGTCATCACGTCGGGACCGTTCTCCGACTTGTCCTGCTCTCCGTCGCCCTTGAGGTCGATCGGCTCCGGCTGGTTGATCCCGCGTTCGCGTCCGGGGTCTGACGCCACAACCCGACGCGCAGGTGGTACTCGATGCTGTGCAGCAGCGAGACCTCGGGCGTGTACCACCACTCCGGGTTGGTCGCGCGGGCGACAGCTGAACCGGGTGGCAGGTTGGCCGCCAGGTCGGCGACCTCGTGCAGCGGGATCCCCGTCGCTCGGATGCCGGCCAGGGACAGGGAGTAGTAGCGGCGGAAGTCAGAGGCCAGCGGCCCACGGTGCTTGCCGAGCAGCACCGCGAGCCTCAGGAGTTTGGGTTACACCCCGTCATCAGATCCATGACGAACTGCGTGCCGGCCTCCATGGACACCCGCTGACTGTCGGGGTCCCGCAGACGGCGCAGTGCCTCCCTGGTCTGATCGGGGCCCAGGAGTCGACGCATCACGGACGGAAGCCGGGTGGGGTCCTCGTCCTGGTCGATCGTGTTCAGGTCGTCGAGGAGCTCGAAGTCGTCGAGGGCGTCGGTCGCGACCACATAGTCGTGGTCGTCGATCGTCACGGTGATCTCTTCGGGTGGCGCCTCGGCGGTCTTCTTCGGCTTCTTGTCTGCCGGCCGCTTGGCGCCCTTGGGGATGTCGGTCATGTTCGCTGGCCCTTCGGTGGTTGCTGGCCACTGGGTGGTGCACCCGGCGCGGGCGGGCCAGCGATGGAAACCCGCGCCGGGTGGTCTCTCAGGCGCCGTCGGCGACGTCGTCGTTCTGCAGGTAGATGTACTGGCGCTTGCCCTCGGCGTCCTTCAGGCAGGTGATCTGGCACTCGGTGGCCGACAGTGCGGTGTGCACCAGCGGGTCCTCGGCGGTGATCAGCGGGTGGCCGTTGGGGAGCACGCGGCGCATCCGCTTGCCCTTGTAGAACGCGTCGATGACGAAGACGCCCGGCTCCGGCTCGGCCCCGGTGTCTTCGATCGCGATCAGGGTGCCGACGGCGCCGGCGGCCGGGGTCACGACGACGTTGTCCGCGCCGAACAGGAACTCGGCCACGTCCTTGTTGAACACCTCGATCAGCTTGAAGGTGTAGCGCTTCACGCTGCCCTGGGTCTGCAGGGCTGCGACGTTGTCACCACCCCACGCGAACTGGTCCTCGGACGTGGCCGCGTCGCCGGTCGCTGGACGCCGTCGACGTTGACGTACCCCAGGGGCACGAACGCGGGGTCGAGGGCGGCGCTGGCCGAGGTCGCAGCGGGGTCCCCAGGGGTGCGCGGAGGATTCCACCGGTCGTCGCGTTGGGGGAGAACGCGGCGACGTTGCTCGCTGTCTGGCTCATTTCTTGTCTCCTTCATCAGAGTGCTGGCCCTGATCCGCAGCGGTCGCCGCTTCGGAGGCTGAGGTGTTGGCCGCCGGGCTGGTGAGGCGGGCGGCGTGGTACTTCTTCGCGGGCTTCCCTGCGCTCGTGACGCAGTTGGTAGCCGGTCTGTGCGCAGGTGGGGCACTGCAGGACAGCGATCGGCCGGGACGGGTCCAACGCTGGCAGCGTGACGCGGTCGCCAACGGTCGGTTGGGCGGCGTGGACCCACCCGGTCGCGAGCCAACGGTCTGCCTGCGAGTCGGGGACTTCCCTCTGCTGCTGCAGGGTGGGGTGCTTCAAGATCATGGGCTGACCTCCGTCAGGCTGGCTGTGAGCTGGGCGACGAACTGATACCTCGGAGACCGGGTGTCCGGGTCGGGGAGGTTCACCGGGTTCGTCAGCTGGATCTGAGACACCCACACCCCGGGGGCGATGAAGGAGTCCTGGCCGCCCCACAGCACGGCGTACGCCAGCCGCGCCAAGCCGAGCGCTGCAGTGTCGTCGGCGCCCCAGCATTCGACGATGACCCGGGCGTCGGACTGGATCAGGTTCCGCTCGTTGCCGCCGGCCGCGGTCACCCGGGTGTGGGCGGCTGGGCGGGGGTTCGGCACCTTCGTGGCCACCGTCATGTGCGAGGACAGCAACGTCACCACAGCGGCCTCGATGTCGGGCGGCGCGTAGATCGTCACTGACCGGCGTCCAGGTTCTTGATCAGACGCAGGTCGCGGAGCTCGTCGTTGCGACCGTCCGCACCGAAGACGCGTTGGAACGTCGTACGACCGTCGAACTCGGGCTCGGTGGCGTAATAGCCACCCCACTCCGAGTCGGCGTTGCAGGCGGCCGCGATCGCCTCGCCGCGGCCGTCGAGCAGGGCCGGGTTGTTGCGCAGCTGAGAGAAGGCTTCGTCGTTGAACTCGAGCTTCATGCCGCTCACCCCTCTGCTCGTTTGAGTTCGACGACGAGGCCGGCGGTGGGGTGCGCCCATGGGCCGTGCGTCCAGTCGTCGGGGCGGGTCTCGATGTCGTACTCGGTGCCGCCGAGCAGCACACGGTCCAGTTCGCCAGGGGCATTGCCGCCGGCCGGTGCGTAGACGGTCCACAGGATCAGGGACAGGTCGCGGTTCGGATCCGTGGTTCGATCCGAGGCGCCTGGGGCGTACCCGAAGACGGGCCAGCTGATCGGGTCGGCGTAGGTGATAACCGGGTTGCGTGAGAGTCCTTGGCAGGGCCGTCCTGGCGGCGGCGAACCTGCAAGGTCGTCCTGGTGGGGATGCTCACGGCAGGGGGCCCAACGCGTAGCGGGCCATCGTCGTGGCCTTGTCGCGGTCAAGCCATGAGCTGAGGGTGGTCAGGTTGGTGCGGTCCTGGCTGAACGGACCAGCCTGGTCGCGGGTGACGCGGGGATCCAGCGCTTGCTCGGAGGCGATGGCCGCGATGGTGGGGTACAGGTCGCCCGGGCACTCTGCGTAGCCGTGGACCAGGTCGATCTCGAGGACACGGTCACAGCCCGGCCGAGGCATCCACAGGATGCCCTTGCTCTTGCGGACCCGCCACCCCTCGATGATCACGGGTCGGTAGGGCGCGTGACGTCGCGGATCTCGGACACGGCCTTGACGAGCAAGGACGGGAGCTGGATCCGCTTGCCGGACCAGTCGACCTCCAGCGTCTCGGTCACCTCGGGGAACACGTGCCACCCGGCACGGCCACGCAGCTCGGATACTGCCGCGTTGATGGCCGCCTGGGTGAACGGTGCCCCGGGGTAGGTCTCGAGGTCGCCGGGGGTCGGCTGGTCCGCCATGACTCACTCCTTGTTCGGTGTGGTGGAGCGGGCCTTGTTGCGGGGGCGGGCGACCTTTGTCGTCACCGTCTTCGCTTCATCGGGCTCACCCGACCCGCCTCCGGACGCTTGGGAGCGTCCTCGGGGCGGTATCGGATGCCGTCGACTACGACCATCTCGAAGTCAGTCATCGTCATCACGGGGTGACGGCGGGCTTGACCACGGTGAGGCGGTTCGGCTTCCAGATTGCCTGGGCCGCCGAGAGCTCGCCGCGGACGTAGTTGAGGTTCCGCTGTGCGTAGTCCTTGTGCTGGTTGAACACCAGGACCGAGAGACCCTCGTTGTCGAGCAGCGCGACCTGCTTCCAGTCGCCCAGGATCGCGTTGGTGTCGACCACGCGCTCCGAGGTGACGCGGGGGCGACCCCACAGGGTGGCCGGGCCCGAGCTGAACGGGCCACCGGAGAAGTACCGGCCTCGAGGTCCTGCAGCAGGTCCATGGCCGCGTCCATCTCGGGCGACATGACGATGCCGGTGACCGTTCCGCCGGGAAGGCGGGTGATCTGCAGGATCGCCATCCGGATCGCGCGGATGAACGCCTTGGCCGTGGCCTCGGTGGGCATGCCGTCGGAGCCGACCGCCTCGGCGGTGTACTCGACCTGCTGGACCCCGGTGGTGGACAGGATGCCCAGCGGCTCACCGTTGGTGCCGGTGCCGTTGAGCAGCTTGTCCTCGATGAGGTTGTCCAGCGAGTACTTCAGCTCGTTGTTCATGTACGTCGCGAACGCCGGCGCGTTGGCCAGCAGTTTATTCGTGACGTCGTAGCCGTCGGCGTACGTGTACACCTTGGCGTCCGCGAGCTGGGTGGTCATGTCGCTGACCGGCTTGAGGTCCGCCTCGAGCGACTCGCTGGTCAGCTCTCCGACGATCTTCGCGTTGCGGGTCACGCCGGTGACCTGCACGTACTCGAAGTCGCCGTCGGTCTGACCGTGGTCGATCAGGTCCAGCAGGGTGAGGCGGTCACGGTCGACGAGGTCGATCGTGGGGAACCGCACCGGCTGCGTGTGGGCCTGCCCGAAGGTGAGGGTCTTGAGGCGGGTCTGGGCGAACGTGCCCCGCTCGCCGACCTTGACGCGCCCGATCGAGACCGGGGTGCCGCGACCAACGCCGTTGGGGAACTCCTTGCGGAACTCTCCGTAGGCCGCGGACTTGACGAACTTCTCGCCGAAGGACCGGATGTCGGCCATGTCCCCGCGGTCGGAGACCTCCCAGCCAGACGCCTTGGGTGCCGGTGCGCCGTCGTCGGGGGCGTCGCCGTCGACCGATGCGAGGTCCTTGAGCAGGGCCTGCGAGTCGGCGTCCTTCTTGGCCTGGTCGGACTCGCCCTTGAGGCGGAGCGCCTCGTCGTGCTTGCCCTGGAACTCCGTGCGCTCGGCCTCGGTCATCGCGCCGTCGGGGCCAGTCCCCTTGGCGGCGATGTCCTGAGCAGCCTTGGCAGCGGCCTGGGCCTGCTTGAGCAGGCTCTTCCACTTCTCCATGATGCTTCTCCTTCTGTGTCAGCCCGCGGTTGCGAGCTCGATGGACAGCAGCGCCGACAGTTCAGACGGGGACGCGTGCATGGGCTCCACGGACTTCGCCCCGTCGGGCGCCTCGTCCGCGGCCGGCTCACTCGCCTTGGCCTTCTCGTCGTTGCCTGCCTCGCCGTCGACGACGGTGAGGACATCTGTGATGTGCTTCGAGGCGGCGTCCAGGGACGCCTTGGCCTCGCGCAGTGTGGCCTGTGCGGCCGTGGAGACGGACAGCACTCGGCCACCCTTGGTGAACCGGGTCGCATGCTCGGCCGCCGCCTTCACGGCCAGCAGCTCGGTCTCCTGGTTGGCGCCGATGACGCAGGGCCCGACCTCGTGCAGCTTGACCCGACGCAGCTCGTACCAGTAGTCGTCGTCGGCCTCGACCCATGCCGCTTCGACGATGTCGTACGCGAACGAGAACTGCGTGACCCGCCGGCCCTCGAGGAGCCGGTAGGCCTGCTTGGCTTCGGAGAAGCGGCGTCGTCGATGTCGAGCTGGGCGAGCACCTCAAGGCCCTGGTCAGTCTCCTTGGCCTCGATGACCTCACCGATGCACATCTCCGGGTCGGACATCTGGTGCGACCAGAACACGGGGATCGGGGTGCCCTTGGCTGCCCACTCAGCGAGCGTCTCAGCGAAGGCTCCGGGCATGACGATGTCGCCGTAGGAGTCCTTGTTCCCGAAGACGGAGACGACGGCACGGAACTGGCCCTCGGCCAGCCCGTCGGCTGTGCCCGCGGCCTTGACCTGCACGGGGCATGACTTGAACGGCATGTGGACCTCCTAGAGGCCAGTCGGGTTCGGACCGTCGCCGTTGTCGGCGTCGTCGGTGGTGGGTTCGCTGGCCGCTGGGTCGGTCTCACGCAGGTGCAGTGCGTAGGTCTTCGGTGTCGTGTTCTGTGATCCCGAGTCGTGGGGTGATGCCTGACCGCCGACGAGCACATTCAGCGGGGTAATCAGCTCGTCGCCGCCTTCGACCGGGGGCATGTTTCGCATCGAGCGGGCTTCGTTGCGGGCCATCCACGGGCCACCGACCGCGGTCGAGGTGGCCGCTGCCTGCTCGAGGAAGGAGCCGCGGAGCTTCACGTCGACGTTGGCCTCGAGGTAGTGCCCCTCGTCTCCGAACGCGGCGTCGAGGACCTGCTCCCACTCGGTGATGTACGGGCCGAGGTTCGGGCCGAACAGCATCTGCCGGAAGCGTCGATGTTCGCGAACGTTCCCTCGCGGGCGCGACGAGCTCGGGCGCGATGTGGAAGGCGGAGGCGACTTCGATGTCGGTAAGGGTGCGGCCCTGCATGAGCTCGAGGTCAACGGGCTTGAACGCGTCGAGCGTCTTGTACTCCATGCCGTCTTCGAGCATCGGTGTGCCGCCCTCGCGGCACCGCCGGATTCAAAGTTCCTCCATCCGGAGATGAACCGCTCGCGGGCCTTGCCGTCGGCCGGCCATGCCGTGGGGCGGTGGATGTAGCCCGGGATCCGTGCACCGCGCGCGAGGACGCTGCGGCGGAAGTCGACACCCTCACTGGCCTCGTTGAGGATGTCCTTCAGGGTCTCCATGGGGCTGGTGCCGTTGCCGCCCCGGGTCGAGTAGCCGGCGTCGAAGAGGCAGGTCTCGGGGGCCAGGGTCCGCTTGGTGCCGTCCTTGGCGTAGACGACCACGCCATCGATCCGGTCGAGAGAGTCGGTGTGGAACTGGAACCGGCGCGCAGGGATGCGGTCCAGCCACGGGCGCCCCTCGTCGGTGCTGATGATGCAGCACCACCGGTCGTAGATCAGCCGGTCGACCAGCACGCCGTGCCAGAACCGGTACGGCGTCATCCGCGGCGCCGCCGACGGCTTGCGCAGCATCGCGGCGATCGGGTCGTCGGTGACCCGCTTACGCTCGGTCTCCGAGATCCGGGCGTAGTGGTTGATCGGGATAGAGGCGACGTTGCGAGCGATGTAGTCGACCACCTTGCGCACCGACGGCTGCGAGGCCCACACGGACTTGGCGTCGATGGACTCCATGAGCGTCATCGGCGGGTCGGCGACGTAGACGCTGGGCGACTGCTCCAACCAGTCGCCGAGCTGGCCCAGGGACTCGAACCGCATCAGGCACCTGCACCCAGAGGACCTGGGACTCGGGCACGACCAGGACCCCGTCGACAGGCTTCTGAGACCCGACGTCCATGGCGTTGACGAGCTGCAGCGTGGTCCGGCCGGCGCGGTCGAGGGTGCCACTGACGACAGACTCGGTCGTTCCGACGACGACGCGCCGGCCCACGAATGGCTTGTAGTCGGTCATCGGGTGCCTCCGTTCACAGGACGAGTAGGTCGTTGTCTTCGTAGGCCGAGGTCTCCGGCGGGGGAGTGGGCCGGATCAGCAGGGCCAGGGCGCCGAAGAAGGCGACCAGTGGGGCCACGTCGGTGGGGGACTTGGCGCGATCGATGACGAACCGCTCACCCAGCGGCTTGAACACAGCTGTCGCGGCGGCCAGGTCGAGCGCTGGCTGCGGCAGGTGGCGTACGCGACCTGCTTGCCGTCGTCGGTGACGCGCCGGCGCGG